CATTCTGTCCTGGAGAGCAAATAAAACAGGCGACCGGGTATTATAAGATCAAAGATTTTTTAACAAAACTTGAAACACTATCAGCGCACACCGTGCAGGTGCAATGGTTTTGCAATAAGATTGGCTCCCCGGATTTAGTTTATAGGGATGAGTTCAATGCTGACATTCACTTGCTAACAGTCGATTTTAATCCATCAAAACAGGTTCACCTTTCAATAGATTGGGGCGGGACTCATCCATTTGCATTAGGAGTATATCAGGACTATACGGATACAAAGCTTGATGCATGGGTGAAGGTTGATGAAATTTATGAAAGCAACACAAGCAATCCCCATATAATTGAAATTGCAAAGGGTCGCCCGTGGTGGAATTACATTGACCATTCCGGCATGGTTTGTGATCCATCAAGAAGCGACTTGCGGAGAGAGTGGCAGGCTGCCGGAGTAAGCACAAAAGGCGCCAATAATTCGGTAGAAATCGGGATATCAAGAGTTAGGGGTGCATTGAAACCGGTTTTAGGCAGGCCCAAAATATATATTTCAAACAAATGCCACAATCACATCAGGGAATCTTCGGCATACAAATTAAATAAAAAAGGAATCCCGATTCAGGAAAATGACCACGCAATGGATGAATTTAGATATTTTGTTATCGAGAAAGTCAACCCAATTGAAAAGAAAAGTAACAAGAAGCCAACCATGACAAAAAGCAAAATGTATTCCGCAATGAAAGACTTTTAATGTTAAAATTTAACAATATGTTGAAAAAAAACGAAAACTATCATATAATTACGGTATGGCAGAATTACAAAAAGCTAATAGCAAGAAAATAGAAGAGGGGATTAATAAAGCTTTTATCTCAGAGGCGTCAAAAATTACAGGGTGGTATGATGAGATGCCATTCGACCCTAATGAGGTTTTGGGAGTCAGGTCAAGCTTCAAAACTAAAGAAGAGGCTGTGCGGAAAATGGATGAAGGCGATCCGACACTTGCCGGGCTAAAAGAAACCATGCTTGCTGCAATTTTGGGACAGGCGGATGAAATAAAATCTGATTCAGACGATAAGGGAGAAAAAGAATTTATTGATGAGATGTTTGGAAGAATTTCAAAATTCAGAGATAAGAAAAAAAATATGCTATCTTCCCTATTTATAGGGAATTCGTTTACCGAATTGATATACGCACAGGAAACCATAAATGGCCGTACCGTATGGGGGTTAGATGAAAGCTTAGGCGGGCTAATCGTTCGCCCACCATCAAGCTTTTGTTTTAAGCAGAAAGAGGACGGAACATGGGATTTGTTATACACGCCTTGCGATGGGAATATATTTATTGAATCTTGTTTTGTGGGAAATGAAATAGTTTTAGATTCCAGGAAGTTCAAGGCGATGACATATAATGCGCAGTTCGGAAATCCTATAGGGCGCGGGATTTACAATGATATTTATAATTATTGGTGGCTTAAGAAAGAAGAGGTCAAGCTGTGGGGATTGCTGGGTGAAGTTTTTGTATCGCCAAGCAAAATAATAACTAAAAAAGAAAAAGAAGGAAATTTTACCACGGAAGAAAACGAGACACTTGAGGAGTACGGTAATAATCCGCGAGCAAACACCACCATAATTTTGCCAGATTCACAAGTTGAAGTCGTGTTTCTTAATCAGAATCCAAAAGACCCCGGCGATGCTTACAATAATTTCATCATGTTCTGCAGTCTTTCCATGGCATATAGAATCCAGGGGCAGGGATTAGCCCTAAATGAATCATCCGGCAGCCAGGCTAAGGAAAAAGTCAGGATGAAACTATTTAATTACCTAACTCAATCCTATATCAAAAGTTTTGAAGATTTTATAAATGATGAAATCATAAAACAGCTCTGCGATCTTAATTTTGAAAACCCTGCCTATCCAAAATTTTCAATAGTATTACCGGAAGCCCCGGATCCGAAAGAATGGGTTGAAGCCATGGAGAAAGCGACAGCATTGGGTGCGGAAATACCACGGGGATGGTTTGAAGATAAATTGGGCATACCGGATCAGAAGGACGGAGAAGATATATTGAAGGTTCCTGAAAAGCAGACCAGCCAGACGTTTGCTAAGTATTTAGAAGACATAGAAGAGAGGATGCAGGTATATTTTCGAGATGAAAAATATCTTACTGAGTAAATAAATTTACTTCCAGGCCATAAGTAAATAATCTTTAGTGTTGAAATATTAACATAATTATGTTATAATGGATATATGAAAAATAATTTAGGGAGCAAATATGACACTTGGTGAAATAGGAGAAAACATTTCACGGAAATTAAGGAGCAAGAAATGAGCCAAGCATTCACTAACTGGATTCAACAAAAAGAGAAAGAACGCTATTTCGTATATGAGATAGCAGAAATGGCCGGGCTTTCCTGGTCAACATTCAGGCTACATCGGGAGCCAGGAAAAGTCAAGATGAGTAAAAAGACAGCATTGAAAATCCATGAAGCAACCGGTATTAGCATGGAAGATTTGGGGTTTGTTGAATTATTGAGAGATCAAGGGAGATCGTGATGTGCAATGCGATAATTACAGATAGTGAATATGAATATCGAGAAGCGAAAGAAAGATACTGGCACCTTACAAAAGACATACATAGGGATTTGATTGATCTGTTTTCACGTGCATCAAAAATTACACACATATATGATAAGAATGGAGACTTCTGTAAGTTTGGATATAACAAAGAAACTCAAAACAAAATTGATGAATTGCGTAAATTTGATAAAATTGCATTTGGTATATGCTTTAGGAAACTTTTAGACAGAGATAGGAGCGGGGAGCCGATAGGCAAATCACCCAATGAGTTGCTGGGGTGGGTGGATGAAAAGGAGGTAGGGAAATGACCAAAATCAGAGGTTACGCAGCCATAGGGCTTTATTCCCCACAAAACGATCTAAATGTAGGCGCAGCCATGAGAGCCGTTGGTTGCTACAGGGCTGCGTTTTTGGCTATATCCGGCGGCAATGCCGATAAGTGCGGGGCGACCGATACTGCGAGTATGTGGCGGGATATTCCGTTTATCAGGGTGGACGATCTGCACAATATAATTCCCTATGATTGCATACCGGTTGCCGTTGACCTGGTGGACGGAGCCGAATCGTTAATTGATTATAAGCATCCTGAACGGGCATTTTATATTTTCGGCCCGGAAAACGGAACGCTTAGCAATGGTGTAATCTCATGGTGTCGGGACAAGGTCATGATTCCGACTTACGATTGCATGAACTTAGCCGCAACGGTCAATGTAGTACTATATGACCGAATGGCGAAAAGGCAAAGGGAGGTAGCATGAAAAAAATAACGAGCTACATAATGGGTTGGATTGCGCACTTTGCGCACTTTGGATTAAGGTTAACCTGCCGCTACCTATGGCACAAGATAAGGCTATTTTTTAAATACGGCACATTCGGGCTGCACAAACAGGGTCTTATTGAAACCAAAAGAGAATACCAGCGGCTTCAAAAGGCTCTTTGTGAACTGATAATCGGAGGTAATGAAGCTTGTGGGGCACTAAAAGGAGTTGGAATTCAACTCGATAAACTTGCGAAATATACAAACCAAATACGCTGGCCTGGATTCAGATGCTAAGATTAACGGGTGAAAATTACGAAATTGAAGGTGTGTTATGTTTTTCTGCATTTAGCCCAGAGTGTGAGTTCGATGCGGAACCTACCTGCAGGCCGGGGTGGCTTGAAAAACTAAAGGGTATCAATACTAATGATAATTACGAATCATTGTTGGCAGGTTTAATAACAGGGGCAATTGATGAATAAGGAGGTAATCATGCCATATAATTGTAGATGCGGTTTGATTGCGGTCAATGATTTTGTTGCAAGGCCTGAAAAAAATCATAAAATAATAATTAGGAATACTGAAAATGATAATGAGATTGTGGATGAGATCAGTGCGACTGCAAGTAAAGTTGATAAATTTTTTAATCAGTCAGAGAAAATATCTTTTAATTTTGGCGGTGAATTGAGAATTGTTGAAAAGCAAGAATTGATTGACGATAAACTTACTTGGTACATAAGCACCGTGAGGCCATAATGGAAACTATGGAATATTATCCCTACCAATGGGTTAAGTGTGATCATTGTAAAAAAACCATTATCGTCGGCAGTATGGACTGGTTTCCCATGTCGGAAACTACAGGCGCGCCACTTTGTTATAAATGTTGCCATAAAAAGATTAATCGGAAGTTAAGAAAATAAATGGAGTGGCAAGCAATGAGGATAAAGTAAGAAAATGAAAAAACGGAAAAAGCATAACAAGAAAATAATTAAAGACCTTTATTCATGGTTGCATGAACGTGGCGAAATAGGGAACGCAGACCTGGAAGACAAGCCCAAAATTGATAATAGTTGCGAGATTCCGGTACATAATTTTCGACCCGAACTATTCGCCCCAGGCAATGTAAAGGATCATTTTGAGTATTAGGAGAAAAAAATGAACTTATTTTTCATAGACACGGAAACGACCGGATTCGATCCAAAGAAACATGAGATTTTTGAACTTGCTTTTACAATCGAAATTGATGGAGTAACGCATTGCAAAATGGAGTTATTTATGCGCCCGGAAAAGTGGGATAATATAAGCGAAAAGGCTCTTGCGGTTAATGGATGGACGGTGGAGAAGTTGAGGGCATTGCCGGAAAGATCGCAATTCCATAAACTATTCCGATCTATACCGTTATTTTCTCCGCCGCTAACTATAGTCGAATACAGCAATAAGTTTGATTATAAATTCTTAAAAGCATTTCACAAAGAGACTGTTGGTGAGCGTGATTTTAATTTAAATTTCAAAAAGCAATCAATCAATGTTCTTTCCCTTGCAAAAAAGAAGCTGCCCGGCTTGAAATCTCATTCTCTTAAATCGGTGGCAAGGCATTTAGGTATCCCGGCAGATGATAGTAAGCTGCACGGTGCAGGGTATGATCGGGATTTATTGATGCACGTTTACCATAAATTGAAATACAGGAGGGATAAAAAGTGAAAATTGAGATAACGCTTTATTTCAGCGGCTATAAAAAGCGGGATGAAATTGAGGAATCATGGTATAGGTATTTTAAAATTCTCGGCTTAAGTTTCAAGAGAACCCAAACGTCACGTGGCGATTTTTTCGATATTTTTGTGGAGCTACTTGGGTTTGATTTTATATTGACTATTAAGTGGAATCAAAAACATAAGTAATGAGTATTCAAAAAAGGAGAAATAAATGAGCAATCCAACAAAGAAACCAAAACCACCGGTTGAAGAAAAACCAAATATTTCTATAAGTAAAATAATTAATGAAAAATTTGAAAAGAAATTAGTCGAATTGGTAAGTGAATATTACAGGATACCGACTGGTATAATTTATCACCTTTCTCCCTATATGTCCGATACTGAAAATTACATCAAAATCAATTTCCCGGCGAAAGCCAAAGCCGAAAGAGAGCATGGAGATAGCCATGTTTTTTATACCGATAAATACGGAAAAGTTGAAAAAAATCCCGGTTCATGACATAATGAAGACATGAATAACGAAAACAAATCAAAGGAGTAAAGGATGATAATTCTAAAAATTATTTTAGTTTTGTGTGTTGCGGAAATTTATCAAATCGTAATTTTGACAATTGCGAACCGGGTTGATAGGTTAAATCATGGCTTATATGATTATTTTTATGATAAGCATGGCTCTGGTAATAAAGAAAAATCAATGAGAGAAAGAATCAAAACTGATTATGTCCGCCGACTGGTAGCTACTTGTATATTCTCAATTTTCTTGGCATATAAAACGGTTTGGTTTTTGTGGTGAGGCGTGAAAGCTAAAGCAACATATGGTAGTAATTTTAAATCAGAATTGGTTGAAATTGGTGATATAAAGATTGGTGATATTTATAGGGATAAGAATTTATGTCCAAATTGCAGGCAGCAAATGAATGAAATTTCAATACCACAGACAGGCACCACATCCACAACGAATGATGGTTTAGAAAGATTTCAATGCCCCAATTGCCTAAGTGTAGTATGTATGAGTAGGCCAGTTAAAACTAAACGGAGGAGTTTAGTCAGTGCCTAAAATATCAAAAGGAATCCGTGCCCTCGAAACCATAGGAACCAGGGCTATCAATGTGGCTATTCCACTATATGGAAAGCAGACCAACCAATGGATAAAAGATGTTGAATCACAAATGGAAAGTTACGATGATTTTGACAAGCTTGAACTAACCCCACTATCAGACAAAATCAGAAATACTATTGAGAGAACCTTGCTACTATCATATTTAATTGGAAATGGGTTTGCTGAAGAGGATAAGGAGATCGAGGAAAAGAAAGATAGCCAATCCGGGTTCATATTTGATTTTATAGCCAAAAGGCAGATACAAGAGAGACAATATGATTTTGCAATAGTTACTAAAATAGATTGGAGAATAACCGGCTTTGACCGTGCCTTAGAATTATTGAAAAACAAAACGGTTATCCCGGCTAAAGTTTTTAAGGCCGCTTCCGCCTGGATAAAATCAATAGCGTTTTCAGTACAAAGATTAGAAGACCTGAATGCCATCAGGTTAATAAAAGAATCCATCAAGAGTTCAATCGATTCGGGTGTAGTATTTCGTGATTGGAAAAATATGGTGTTGCCTGATATATTCAGGAAAGCAGGTTATATCAAATCTAAGGCTTTGAAACTTGAACCCTGGCACCTGGAGACCGTATTCCGCACCAATCAATCAAGCGTCTATAATTCAGCACGTTTTGAAAACTTTACGAGAGATCAAAACATTGCAGCCATGGAATATCGGGCGGTGTTGGATGACCGGACGCGACCGGAACATGAAGCGCTTGATGGGTTTATTGCCCCTAAAGACGCGCCGATATGGGCAGATATATATCCCCCTAACGAGTATAGTTGCAGATGTACGGTAGTGCCGGTAACTATTGCCGGACTAAAATCAGGTAGGCAAAAAATATCCACAATAACTCCAAAAATAAATACTGCTAAATCAGGAGTGCATCCTGA